TCGTACGCCTCATATGCTGTTATCTCTATTGCTTCGTACGCCTCATATGCTGGGTTTTGTATTGCTTCGTATTCTCGCTCTGCTTCGTACCTTTGTTGTTGTGGTGTTTTCATATATGTTATTTAATCTTTTAATTGCTTTGCACTCCCATGTTTTTCGCATATTGGTATAGTCTGTCCTCTTTTTTTATGTGCGTACAGTTCAGGTGTGCAGTATGCACAATCTATTATTTCTTTTTTCATATATGTTATTTAATTATTTTTTTGTCTTGGATTGAATTTAATTTATGTACCAATCCGTGAACACAATTTTTTACATAAACTAGTTTGTACTGTGTAAGGTCTGTATTGTAATCTTGTCTTTTTAATATTTCATAAACCCTAATTCCTGCTCTAAAATCTTCTACAAATGCTACATGTTTATAAGGACTCCATTTTCTTTTGGTAAATATATTCATTTTTTAAGTAGTAAGTTACTAGCTGTTTATTTTAATTAGTTCTCCAATAAATGTTTTTGTTTCTTCTGATTGGTCGTTAAAGTTGTCTTTGGTTAAGTTCCAATCCATACATATTTGTCCAGTATTTTTAAGACACCAACAAGTCCAGTTTTCTGTGCTATTATTTTCTTCACATCTATTTTTTAGGTCTAATGCCAATAACACCACTGATAGTGTTATAGGGTGTCCGAGGATTGTCTTTATGTTGTAGCTTCTTCCATCTTCATTTTGCCCATATAAACTAATCTCTCCAGTTTCTGGTGTGTAAGTTTCGACACATTGAACATTGCCATAACCTTGTATTCCAAAGTCTGCATTTACAAATACAGCCATTCCTTTTCCTAAAGCCATAACACTCGGCACTAATTCCTTTATTCTTTTGATTGTTGTTTCGTGGTTCATATTTATTTAATTAAGTAAACAAGAAAGTGAGCTAGGAAGTACCCAAAAGCAAATCCTAAGAATATGTATGTGAATGCTACTGCTCGTTTGTCGTTTCGTCTTTGTTTTAAATATCCTTTTATTTCTGATTCTCTGTTAAAGTTTTTCATGTTTGTTTATTTAATTAATTTCTACCTTATCTTCAATATAGCCAATAATTTTACCAAAAGATAAAACCTCACTATTAACAGCAATTGCAGTTGCTTCTAGCTTTTGACCACTTTGTGCCAACTTTGCATTTTCTAAAGTTTGAAAAACCAAACTAATTGTGTTACTTTCTTCACTTACTAAATAAACTGTTGATTTATTAAGCTTTGCTTCGTATATTTTTTTCATATATTTTTTAATTAGTTTTTAATTTCTGATTCTCTGTTAAAGTTTTTCATATTTATTTATTTTAATGGTAATTCTATTCCCTCCCTTTTAAAGTTTCTTCTTATGTTATTCCAAACATTCCTCTCATCACCTTTGCTGAACGATATGGTTGTCATTCCCCCGTTCTTGAGTTTACAAACATAATGGCTATTTGATTGTCTGATTTCAGTACAAAACTCTTCTAGCTTTTTAAGTACCTTTCTTTTCATATATTCATATGTATTCTAGGATACTTTTGTCTATTTGTTTGTGATGTTGTGTATCCTTTCTCTAATAAAACTTTTTCAATGCTCTCTATCACTTCTTCTATCTCCATGACAAATCTCTCTTCGCCTATATGCACTTCACACTTAACTCCTCCCCCTGCATACCCATTATAAAATGTCAGTTTTGTCATACATTTTTTATTTATTTAATTAATTCTCCTTGCATTTCTTTGTAAGCCCAAAACTTTCCATTGATATACATGTCTGTTAGGCACTCTTTGTGATATTCTTTTACTTTTTCATTAACAACCTCCCTCACTCTTTTCATCTCATCTGCTCGAATATCCTCTTCAAATTTTCTTAGTTTATCAACATTTATAGCATTGATTGTCCTACCTCTTTCTCCAATCGTGAAGAAAGAAAACTCTTTAACGATTCTTGCTCCTAGTTTTGTAAGTGGTATTTTTTGATGTAGCATAAATATTTATATCGAAAATGTGTCAGTGATTAAATCGTAATACTGGTCAAAAATATCCCTTTCGTAAATTGTGTAATTCTCTTCGTCAGAAAATACTTTTCCTTTTGTCGCTAACTCTTTTAACATTAATTTATGTGCAAGTTCGCACACTTCATTCATGTAAATCATGTAGTTTCCTGTTTCCAATTTGATAAACTCATGTAATTCTCCTGTGCCTGCTAGCTTTTCAATCTCCTTTCGTAGTAGTGTTGTTCCTTTTTTTTCCATACATTTTTTATTTATTTAATAAGTATAAGTATATCAGCGGTGTCGGTGCTGTCAATCAAAAGTTTCGATGATATAGTATCGTCGCTCCGATTAAGATTGCTATAACTATATAGAATATGATGTTGTCAATCATTAGTCGGCAATGTTTAACTCTGCGTCTTTAGTAATATCTCCGTCAATCCTAACGACATACTTTGCTCCTCTTATAACTCCCTCTCTTCCACTCTTCCCGTTATGCTCCCAATCAATATATGTATCTGTTAAATACTCTGCTCCTCCGCTTGTTTTGTGATGATAAAGTTTCATATTATTTTTAAGTTAGATTCTATCCATGTAAAATTTATAAAGTGTATCTGCGTACTCGCTCTCTCCGATATAGCTATACGATTCTAAAAATTCTTTTTTTGTAAGTATTAAGAAGTCCTGCATTTTTTCCTTGTCGTTTATAAACATACATTTTTTATTTTAATTATTAAACTGTTTTTTCAAACAGTATAGAAAGCATAAAACTTTTATGCTCTCTAACTGGTTAAACCTACCAACTAGAATGATAAGAATAATCATCACCCTCTTCTTCTAATATTTTTGTAAGCACTTCCACTGTTTCTTCTAAATCTTGTATATAATATTCATCGTATTCAGTACCTCCGAAAAAGAAACCGCTCGCTGTTGGTAACAGTTTTACAATTTCTTCTATGTTCAGAATTTTACGAAAGTCAATCTCTCTTGTTTCAAATCCATTTTCTCCCATGTGTTCAACTTCTTTCTTGACTGTTACAAAATCCATTTTCTCTAAAATGCTTTTACATGTATCCCTCAATTCAGTTAGCTGTTTATGATTGACATCATAATCACCGCAGTCATCTTCTCCGTCTTGTACATTTTGCACAAACCAATTGTGTATCTGATTCGCTTTTCTCCAATAAGCAACCTCCTCAACTATGTATTTGATTCGCTCTACTTTAATTTTTTCTACTTTTTCACCTCCTTTTAAAATTGTAATATCATGTAACGATTCTTTCGTCATGTGTTCCCAATTTTTTACATAACTTTTTTTACTCAAGTACATATCTAATCCCATACATTTTTTATTTTAATTATAAAGCTGTTATTTCTAACAGTATAGAAAGCATAAAACTTTTATGCTCTCTAACTGGTTAAAATTTAATCGTCTTCATCTTCCAAAATTCAATAGCTTCCTTAAACTTTGCACGCTCGTAATTTATATCTGCATTCAGTGAAAATATATCTCCGACTGTGTTTATAAAATTATCTTCTGCTCCTCCTATCTTCACAAACTGAAAATATTCAGTTCCGTTGATTGTAATTGTTTCTAATTTCATTTTGTTTTTCCTAACTTGTCCGCACCGCTTTATAAAAAATGCGGACAAGACAAGATATAAAGCTGTTAAACTGTTTTTTCAAACAGTATAGAAAGCATAATCTAGTTATGCTCTCTAACTGGTTAAATTATTTTAAGTATTTTGTTAAGTCTTCATTCTTCCATTCTTCCGGCAGGTATCCGCGTATGTCTTCAATGTCATAAAATCCGCAACAACTGTCTTCAACTCCTCCGTCTTCGTCGTATAGTGTAAATCGGTACACTTCACCATTTGCATATTGATTGTATGTATCAATCTCGCTTTTTATAACCGCTTCAAAATCTTTTTCTTCTGTTCCTAATTCTTTCCTGCTCTCTTCTGTTACTATATAAAATCCATTGTTAGAATAATCAAAGCCGTGCCGTTGTCCTAAGCTGTAAGACACTCCGCCATGCTCATATTTTACAACTGGATATATTGCTAAAACTTTTTCCTGTACTTGGTCTTCTACTTCTTTTTTGATAATCTCCATGTGATTGTCGCAACTCGTTGCTTCTTGTCCTGATTCTCTCACTATGTTTATCAATGTATCGTGGTCATCTGGACTTCTATATTTATTATCAACTGTGATGAAGTAACCTAAATTGCTCCACTCTCGTGGGCTGTCGATTCCCTCATCGTATTCAATCACTAATTTATTTACTTCTATTTGTTTCTTAATTGTTTTCATACATTTGTATTATTTTATAAAGCTGATTGTCAATCAGTATTGAAAGCATAATCTAGTTATGCTCTCTAACTGGTTATAACTAGTAACTAGAAACTTTTTTTGTCAATTTGTATTCTTCTTCGTGGTCTTTTACTTCTAAATTTTCCACTAGCTCTGCGATAAATTTAAGTATCTCTCCTTTATTTGCATAGTATTCTTTTTGGTCGCCTTTGCTAAAATAGGGGTCTTCTAGGTATCGGCTAGGGTTTTTAACATCCATACTATTTTGTAAATCTCTTACAAAATCGGCAACATTTTGATACTCGTATTTGAATCCATTAATATCATAATGTGCAATAAATCCGCTCGCTATATTTATAAATTGATATGCTTCCATTGATAAATTATCAATGTTTTTTGTTTTTACTACTTTTTCAATGCTCTTGATTATTCCACTCTTGTTTGTCTTCCATTTTTTTACTTCCATACATTTGTAATTATTTTATAAAGCTGATTGTCAATCAGTATTGAAAGCATAATCTAGTTATGCTCTCTAACTGGTTATAGCTAGCAGTCGCAGTCACGAATGTCATCCTCGCACAACTCGCAAATTTCTATCTCATAAGCTACGCTCTCTTCTACTTCTTGGTAGTGTCCAAAATCGTGATTATTCCACTTTGACAGTCTAAAATCCTTGTCTTGATACTTATCTTTTAAAATTGCAAGCACTTTTTTGTTTTGTGTTTCCATTTTTTCGAGATAGTCTAAGTTTTTTGAAACTGAAACTATTTCACCAACGTTGCAATCTTCGAACATTTTGTCATCTATTGACTGCCACTCGTGTATTGTTTTAAACATACATTTGTATTATTTTATAAAGCTGATTGTCAATCAGTATTGAAAGCATAATCGAGTTATGCTTTCTAACTGGTCACTTAATTTCTGTAACTGTAATCCCTAAACCTCTCATAAAATCTACTGCTTTAACTTCTTTTGTAAATTGCACTTCTTTGAAAAATCTCATTTCCATAATTGGGACTTGTGTAACTATTTCACCTGTACGAGTGTCTTGATATTGTTTTGATTGCATATTTATTTATTATTACTCATCCATTCTGCTAAAATTGCTCTTGCTTCTTTTTTATCAATACCAAATTCTGCCACTAGATAAGGACTTGCACCGAACATGTTGCATTCTCCTGATTCTCTTAGGTCATTTAAATATTGGTTATGGTCTTCTTCCATACATTTGTAATTATTTTATAAAGCTGATTGTCAATCAGTATTGAAAGCATAATCTAGTTATGCTCTCTAACTGGTCACGAGATGATTATTATAAATAAGATGATTAAGATGATATGCAGTCTTCTGATTCTTGCATTCTTATTCTTCTCTTTAAGCCACTCGCTTTGTGTTGGTTGATACATATTATTTATTGTAAGGACTGCTAAAGTGGTCTTGAAGTGCTTCTTGTACACCGCAGTCATTGCATATGTATAGTGAGCTATCTCTTCTGGACATACTATTCATCGCCTTGTTTTCATCCAATAAGTTTGAACAACTTGTTTGTGGGCATTGTGTCATTGTATTTTATTTAATTATAAAGCTTGGTCATTTATAAGTATATCAAAAGTGTCGACATTGTCAACTGGTCTTGTGTGGATAAGTGGGGATAAGTCGGCTGGGCTTAGGTGCTTGGGTGGGGGTGGATATGCAGGCGGTAGGGGTTGGGGGTGTGTTGTGTCGCACAATATATCCGCCATTACGTCGCACAATATTTTCGGTCATAAGCTATGCGTAGCATAGTCAATAGGTTTTGTTGTGTTGTGTTTATAGTGATTCAATTATAGTGGTTGTGTTTAAAATGTTTGTACTGATATAGGTTGAGGGGGTAACCCCTTCCAATGGGTACGGTATGTATATATAGAAAAAAGAAGTATCACCCACATGGCGTGTGTAAAAAACCCCTGTGTAAAAAACCCCTGTGTAAAAAACCCCTGTGTAAAAAAAACTTTGTAAAAACCTGTAGAAAAAAGTCCCTATATTTATTTTTTTTTATATTTTTATCCACTGATTCCCACATAGACAAACCAACATATCAAATATATCCCTATTTTTTATATGTTGGTTCATTATAAGGCTATAACAAAGGCTAAAACATATACAACCAACATATAAACGTAACTATCTCTAAAAAGAAAGTAATGGATTGAATAATCCATTTTACATATACTAATAAGGTTTATGCCTAAAATGGCTTTTATATGTTGGTTCTATATTCATAGCCCTATAAAGTGTGTTGCCTCTATTTGGTTTGGCTAAGAATAAGGCTTTGAAACCTACCTACTAAAAAAAAGATTAGTAGGTGGGTTGTCTTAATTGACATAGAACCTACCTGTGATAAACTTACATACATGACTAAAACAGATAAAGACACAAAAAAATGTATGCACGAAGCTCACGGGTTTTATTGTGTAAATAGTTCCTTCGGAGGAGCGAGAGGATTATGTATGACCCACTATGTAGGTTACCGATATCACGTGCGAAAGAAACATAAAACTTGGGAAGAGTTAGAGCAAGCTGGAAAGTGTGCGAAGAAAATGACTCAATTAGAAAAAAATTTGATTCAATCGCATACGCACAAGAGTTATAAAAAGAAAAGCCCAGGTGCTTATGATTTTTGATATGAGCAAAGTCAACGATGATAAAATAAGAAACAGCACACTATACAATGGTTACTACCTGAGAAAGTGCAGCTGTCTTAGAGGATTCTTGACTAAAGATAAAAGAGGACAAAAGTGTATGTCTTGTGTATCATGTCGCAACAGAAAGCAATATCACAAATTTAATTTCCGGAACCCGGAACAACGTAACTCTTATTCTAGTGAATATATTCTTATAGACTAAACACAAAAACACCCCGGCGTTTCAGTGGGGTGTTTAAAAGCTATGTGTTGTTTCCTGTAAAAAAGTAGCTGTGGCAGGTGTAAACAGTAAATACACCTACTTTTTTATTGTATCATGTAATGTTCTGTACAATCTAACGGCATATATAATACGCCGAACTAACGACTAATTGGTTCAGGCGATTTGATAAAATCTTTCCTTAAAGGGAATTAAGCGTTACTAGTAATCGTATAATAATACTGGCGTAAAAGGCGTGTGATAGCGTCTTTTATTGTATCAGAGAAACGAAAAAAGGTGGGAGGATTGGACTCCACACCCTTGCTATGAGTATCTCTACACACATCGGAACAGTTACGAACATATAGAACATAACTTCCACTTGGATTGTCCTCCTTTCGTTAAGTTACTACCCAACTCAACTTGCCTTTTTGGTAGCGACCAGTCGGCACTTCCTTTCGGAAATTAGTTTACATAAATAAGTCAATGTAAACAAAACTTGTGGATTAGTTTACACAAAACCTTCCTCGAAGTCTTCTTGGAACTTCGGTTTGCGATAAACGCTACCGACCTCGGTGCTTTCCTCGATGAGTTTCTGTTGAACAGCTTCCCATTGCAACCCTCCAAACTGGTGGTTAGGTGGATAGACTGGGTCGTTGCCCCACAGGTCGCTTTGATAAGTTCTTTCTTCTATGCTCATAATAAATAACTCCTTTCTCTTTTTATTATACTCCCTAAATACTACTATGCAATCTTCATTTCTTGCAAAATGATTTGGCTTTTAAATATATTCACACCAAAATAAGAAGCTTTAAAAGTTGGACTTTTACCTGTTTCTCCTGTCATTTTATTAAAAAATCTCATTCTTCTGCTAGGTATTAGTAATTGAAAATCTTTCTCCCTTTCTTTCATTGTTGTGTTAATCATAGAATCAGAAAGTATGTTTAATGGCAGTAGTAATGCAAATGGTTTACCTAAATTAAGTGCTCTTTCCCAGTACACTCTTTTATTTTTGTAAGGTGGGTTGCTTAATAAAACATCCCAATGCTGAGGCTCGTAATTTAAAAAATCTTGTCCTGTTTCTAAGTGAGAAAAAACAACATTAAAACCATTTTCTTTTAGCACAGACACAAAATAACTATCTTCTTTATCAAAAGGACACCATATTGTTTTATCTTTTAAATGTTGTATGTGTGGCAATAAAACTTCTACACCATATTTTGGAGTATACTGCTCATCTCCTCCACCTTGTGTGTAATAAACTTGACTCATTTTTATTTTAAATTGTTTATCATAAATAAAAAGCATCAATTAAGATGCTAGTGAAAACTATTCTGTTTCTTCTGCAACAACTTCTTCTACAACTACATCTTCTGCTACTTCTACATTTAATTCTTCTGACATAAATTTAAAGTTAAGCTGTTAAGTTTTAATTATACCTTAGTTCCTGTAATTAGAAATATCTACTTCTTGTGTATCACAATTGCTTACTGATTCTTTGCATTTTGCTACTTTTATACTTACCAAAACAACTGAAGAAAGAATACCGATGATTGCAATCACAACCAGCAACTCAATCAATGTAAAACCTTTGTTATTTTTCATATTACTATAAGTTTATAAAAGGAACTGTTGCGTTTGGAATCATTTGTACTGGTAGCACTCCATTCCATTTCTCAACGGCTTTTAAATTGACATACTCTTTACCTCCTTGATTTTGAATAGCTTGAGCTTGTATTCTAATTGTTTCTGCCTCTGCTTTTGCTCTTTCAACTTGTTGTTCTGCTTCAAATTTAATTCTGTCTAAATCTCTTTCGGCTGTGAAGGCTCTTTGTTCTGCTGTTACTTTGGCTTCGATAGCTTCGTTAAAAGACTTTGAAAATTGTAAGTCTGTAACATTGACTGCTTCAACAATCACAAATTTACCTGTAAATCTTTTTTGTAGTTCTGTTTGGATTGCATCTGTAAATTCAGAACGCTTTGTTACCAATTCTTCGGCAGTATATTTCGCTGATGAAGTTTTAACAGCATCACGAACAGCAGGTCTGATTACATTTTCTTCAAACACTCTTTGACTTCCAAATTGTCCATAAATATCACCTACGGCATTCGCTTCCAATCTGTAATTTACAACAGATGAAATAACTACATCTTGCAAATCTTTAGATGCAGAAGTAAGTGGATTTTCTTTTTCGTAAATAACATTATTTGTTTGAACATTAAACTTTTTTATTTTATCAATAAAAGGGAATTTAAATGCCAGTCCAGAGTCCTTAACTCCAACAACTTTTCCTAATCTTATATACACACCCATTTCTCCTTCGTCAACAACCCTAACTGTTGAAAATACAACAATGATAATTAACAAAAGAATTGCACCTATACCTATTAACTTCCCTGCTACATTATTTTTTTCTTCCATATTATTTTGCTTAGGTATAAAGCCCACATCATAGTCTAACTAACGCCCATTGTAAGTGCATTAGCTAGACTATAATTACAATGGGTACTGGGAATTATAACAGAAAAACACCTCTTGTAAAAGGTGTTTATCTACATCTAAGTTTTAATAGTAGCCATTCCTTAAATGAAAAGAATAGGCTTGTGTAGGTGTTTTGTATCTTGCTTCAATGTATTTAATCGTGCAGTCTATTTGCATTTTAACTTCATCTGTTTTGATACACCCTACTGTTGCCCAAGTAGCATTTAAAAAACCTCCTAACCCATAAGCAGTAGAAAGATTTAAATTATGGTCGGTTGTAACTTCCCAATATCTACTTTCTTGATTGATTATTTTGTTAAAAGATTCCCATTCATACTCACTCCATTTTTCTGTGACTTTTTCTTTTGCGTATTCTTGTATTGTCTGTGGTGCTTTGACTTCTACTATTTCTACTTCCTCTACAATCGCAGTAGGCGTTTGTGCATATACTGGAATCGCAAGAAGTAAGAGTGCGAGTATTATAAATATTATTATTCGTTTTATAAGCGTAAGTTATTCCTTTCAGTAAATTCTCTAAATATAAAGTAAATTGATATACCTAACTCCCAATCCAATTAAATTAGATTCGGAGACCTGGTCATTGCCCCACCTTTCGGTGAGAGTTAGATATACCAACAGCCGACTAAACAGCTTTATATTTTGCCAAATCGGTAACAAAGTACATCTGCGTTTATTATAAACTATTGTTCCTTCAACACAACCAACCTATCCCCACTCTAATTTATTTTTAGCACTCAAGTTTTGACATACTAGAAATGACTCTGTAATATTAAAGAATGACTTACATAAAAAGAAATGGTTCTACTATAAAACAAATGGCTTATGCAAGAAAATTATTCGGAGGGCAAGGAAGTTCTAAAAAACAAATTGCTTTAGACTCAGGATATTCAGCTGCAGTCTCTAATTCTGTTTCTTCTCACATTGAGAATAAACCAGGATTTAATAATGCGATGTCTGCTTTGGCAATTGATTCTAATAACCTAGCACTCGCGGCTATGCACGAATTTAAAGCTAGAGGATTCGAAGATTTTTCTAATAAAGATTTAGTAGGTGCACTTAATGCTATCGGAGGTGCGTGGGCGAAGTTCAATGCAGTGACTCCTAAGAAGGACCCAGACAATAATAACGGTACGAATAAACTTCGAACAATTATTCTTCAACAGATTGAAAACCAAACTGTTATGCCCGGAAACAATCCTCCGGTAGATGTAAAAGAGGATGCAGGTATCCACTCAATTAGGGATGCGGAAGTAACAGAATCAGATTTCTAACATGAAACTACAAAAGCATGCCAACAGCACAAACTAATCACAATGACGAAATAGTAGAGTTGCTTACAAAAAATCCGGAGTTGATTAAAAATCAAGACTGGAGACTTAGTAATTTATATTGGATTATTACAAAGGATGGGGATAAGTCGGTTTTTAAAATGAACCGAGCTCAGAAACATTTCTTTGATACATATTTAGATATCCCGCGACCATATCACAGACATTGTATTCTTAAATCTCGTCAACTAGGTTTCACTACTTTTATTGATATTTATATATTGGATTCTATTTTATTCCAACCCAACAAAGAAGGAATTGTTATTGCTCACAAAGTTGAAGATGCTACACAGATTTTCGATAAGAAAATTGAGTTTGCTATTCGTAACATGGCACCAGATATTAAAGATGCGTTCTTTCGAATCAACCAAAAGTCTTCGAGAAAAATTCAAATTGTTTTGGATTATGGTCCGGAGAAAGGTTCCACTTCATCCATTGCTGTTTCAACATCGGGTCGTTCTGGAACATATCACTTGGTTCATATCTCAGAGTTTGCAAAGTTGTGTGCTCAATATCCGAAACGTGCGGAGGAGGTGGAGAGAGGAACATTTCCAACAGTCCCGTTCGATGGATTTATTTTTATTGAATCAACTGCGGAGGGTATGGCTGGAAGATTCTACGAAATATTCCAAGAGAACTGGCTGACGCGTGACAAAATTACCCCGCAACTTTCACAGGTGCAGTTTCTTCCTCACTTCTATAACTGGCAATACGATGACATGGAGATGAAGAAAATTTACGAAAACGTACCGGTGAAAGATATGTTTATTTGCGAAATTGATTGGGGGTCTTACCAGATTGAACATAATTTAACTGATAAAGAAATCACATACTACTATATGAAGTGGTTGCAGTTTGGAGGAAAGAACTCCCCGGAGGCTATCAAATCTCTGATGCAGGAATACCCAACTACTCAAGAAGAAGCTTTCCTTTCTACAGGTCAGACTTATTTTTCTACCGCGAAAGTGGCGAAGCTTCTTGAAACAGCAACAAAAGGAGAAAGAGGTGAGCTTGGGAATAATGAAAAAGGAGAAGTTATTTTTAATCAAGTATCCTCGGGGTCTTTGGAGATTTTTAAAATGCCGGAACCTGGGACCCGATATATTGTAGGAGGAGATACCTCTGAAGGACTCGCTCACGGAGATGCACAAGTTCTTTATGTGATTAATTGCAAGACTGAAGAGTGTGATGCTTTGTACAGGTCTCAAGTTGCACCTGATGAATTAGCAACAGAGGCATACAAGTGCGGGAAGTTCTACAACTGGGCTCTTCTTGGAATTGAGGTCAACAAAGATGGACTGTGGGTGAACGATGCTCTTGAAAAAATGGGATACATTAATTTGTATTACAGAAAACAGTTCGATGACATTACTCAAAAAGTGACGAAGTTCTTCGGGTGGAAGACGACATCAGCAACAAGACCTTTTGCATTGGCAGCTTTGAAAGCTGTCGTGTTCCGAAAAGATAAAGGTTTTCCAGCTGCAATTCTAAATGAAATGTTTACTTTCATTCGAAACATAAAAGGAAAACCGGAAGCAATGGATAAAAAACATGACGATTGCATCATGGCAGCCTCTATTGGATACGCGATTCTTCAAGAACAAGGTCAATACGAAGGAGATACACCTGCGGAAGAGGGATTTTCTCATATGAAAGCGATGTTTGGAGAGCAAAGTGGACAAATAAATCACTAAAGTCGTAAAAAAAAGTGTTATCAAAATAAAAAATGTTATTTTAATTGCTTTTTAAAATTAAAAGTTACATAATTAAAAGCAATAGATATCTTTATTCGTAATTTTTATATAAATGGCAAAAGAAAACAACCCAGAGGATGTATACGATACAGCTGCTCCTCTTAAAAACAAGAAAGACAAAACAACTGACGTTGAAACAATAAAATTTCTTGAACAAAAAAAGAAAGAGATGAAGAAGAGTCAGTACCGGGAAAAGTTCGACCTTCTTGCTATAGAAATAAATCAAAACTTGGTTGCGACATCAGTTTCTTATGGTCAAAAACTTTATGAGAAATCTGGGTGGGGTTCAATGGTTCTTTACAACAAACAAGCGAATGGTTCGTACGATATAAATGTGTATCCACAAAAACTTACTGATAGAGACCAGAACCAATCGGGTGTTCCTTGTTCTCAAGAACCAATTGCGTTCTCTAAGATTATGATTGCAACATCAGTTCTTGCAGGAAAACTTCCAGACGCATCAGTTGTATGTGATGACAAAGTATATGGAAAAGCAATGTACGAATTATGGAAAAGAAACTGGTCAATGACTGGAGGTAATGGAGCTAACACTTTGATGCTTGTATACCAAAACCTATTTACATATGGATGGGCTGCTTGGCGAGTTTACCCGAGACGAGTTCAAGTAAAAAGAAATGGAGTTGATAAAATTCTATTCGATGACATTTATCGAGAGCCTTTGGAGTGTACGAGAACATGGCTTGGAGTTGGATTTAACAACGGAGATATTTGGTCTCAAACAGAAGTCTATTACGAGAAGGATGTAACGAAGGATTTATTTTACGAAATGTATCCGGAAGCGAAGACTGCAAAAAATCGAAAAAAACTTGATTACTGTGTTGCAAGTGAAGAGGCAAAAGATGAAAACAGTGAGAAAGCTCATACGAGTGTAACCATGGGTTACTACGAGAATGTTCTGATGAACAGATATATTGTCGCTTGTGGAAAATTGGTTATTTACGATGGAGAACTTCCTAATGATGGCTCACATGGGTCCGTTGTTGCCGCAAGATGTTTTCAGAAAAATATGAATGACCCTCATGGAGTTGGACTCTATGAAATGATGAGAGGAAATACAGCTATCTACACATACATTAACTCTTTGAATGCACAACAAGTTGAAGCTGAAATATTCCCTCTACTATTTGGAACTCAAATTCAAAATGGTTCTAATACATATAAGAGAGGACCGAATGTTGTTAATCCAAAAAACCCAGGAACAGATATTGATGTTATAAAAACTTCAGGAAACGTACAACAAGGAATGATGTTTGCTGATAAACAAAAAGAAAATATTGATTCCAATACGGGGGTGAACAACATTGTTGCAGGAGCTCAATCTGAAAACACTCTTGGCTCAACAGTTATTATGAAAGAAGCTGCCTACAACCGATTGACTCCACCAAAAAACTCTGTAGTTACAGGACTTGAGTTAGATGCACACATTGCTAATACTTGGATGACACAAATCTATCCAGTAGATAAAATATTTATGATTGATTCTGAAGACCAGCTTGCAGAATTTGCAAAACAAAATCCTGATTACTTTGTGGAGTCTCAAGATGTTCTTAATGATGAAGGGATTCCTGTAGGAATGGTTGCTGCGGCTTCTCCAAACCTACGACTTAATTTTGACTTTACAAAAGAAGGTAAAGTCATGGACAAAGTTGATACACGACAGATTTCTGCTAAGGGATTATTTGATGAGATGAAAAAAGCTGGTCACAAGTCTGACTACATCGAATTCATCATTGACCCAGATTCAATGCTTCTTCCATCACTTGAAATTCAGAAGCAAACCTACATGGCACTATTCCCTGTGATTACAAATCAAATTACTTTGATTTACTCAATGAGAAACCAAGACCCGGAAGCTTCAGCTTCTCAACTGATGGCATTAGAAAAAATGCTTGATATTCAACATGGAGATATCTTTGATTACATTTCAAAAGCTGACTACGATTCAATCATGGCTTTGGAACCTTCGAATAAACAAAAACAAATGCAACAAGAACAAATGGAGCAAGAAGCTAGAAATACTGCGATGCAAAGTATGGCGGGGGGAACTGGAGCTGGAGCCGGCGGGGATTCATTGCCAATGGGACAACAAATGTCTGGGGATGGGTCGGACCCAATGCAACCACAGAATCCAAATGAAGTTCCACGACCTCAATCACCAATGGGTTCTGCAATAGACGCAAGTGTTGGAAGAGCAGCTAATCAAGGATAATTATGGAAAACGAACAAAGCTTAAAGCAAAAAAAAATAGGATTAGCCACAAGTGAGCATGCACCTGTAATTATAGAATTAATGAAAGATTGCATGCAACAAGTGTCATCTCTCATTGGGGAAACTCAATGGGAAACAAGTGTTAATGCAATTACATTAGATGTACAAGGTAAGATGCTTACAACGATGGTGGACCATTTGGAAAATATTCGAAAAGGTTCACTACATAACGCTCAAAAATAATGTCAAAAAAAGCAATAGAATTAAAAAAGAAAGATTATACTATCCAAGTCGGATATTCTCCAGATGCAATTAAAAACAAAATGATGAAATTTATTTCCAAAAGTGGAGATGAGTTTGAAATTAGTGCAGATGAGATGTCTTCAATTTTAATTAGTCAGGTAAATTCTAATACATTGGAGGCGACATTCGTAGAATCTGATAGAATTAATGTGGTAGAGGTTGGTCGCCAATTGGAATGTGTTCTTGATGAAGACATGAAGAAAGGAGAAAAGATAAGAATAAATTACACCCACCCCTACCCAATTGAGTTTGCGTTGATAGAAGAGGCTTACAAAATTGCGAAGATAGACATGAGTATTCCAAAAGTCACTTTGACTATGAAATATATTGAAGAAGTAAAAGCAAAACTTAAACCGGAACAGGCAGAGTATATTGATAACTTTTACAAGTCGTTTAAAAACATTAAAAAAAATTAACCATCGTCACCACCCACGATACGGGTAGGATAAAAATATGGCAACAAAAGCAAAAGAAGTAGTAAAACCAGAAGTAAAAGAAATAGCAAAATCAGAAAAAGTAATTGAGGAAAGAAAAAACATATCTGCTAATTTAAAAAATACATCAGGACAAGATGTTAAAGATGAGGATTATTTCTTCGGAGGTGTGACACCTCCCGGATTCAAAGGAACATGTGGAAATCCTGTGGATAGAGAAGATTTAGTAGCAGTTTTTAATAAAGTATTTAAGCCATCAGATAATATCTTGTTTTATAAACAAGCAGATAAGGAGGTTTACATCGTAATCATTCCAATTAAAAATTCAAATGAAATTGGAGAAAACAATAATTCAATTATTGGAGATTTTCAAAAACACGCAATCTCATTTTTAAATGAAGGGTCTGTTAATGAAGGTACTTTAAAAGGAAAACTAGAAAGAATAAAAAAATTTGTAAAATACGAAGATAGGTAGATTGCAATTAATAAAAAAGTATTATAAAATTTAATTAACCATCGTCACCACCCACGATACGGGTAGGATAAAAATATGGAACCTGAAAAAACAGATGAAAAAGTGATAAATCCCGTAGAGAATGATGAAGCAGAGTTAGACATTGCTCTTGCAGCTTCAATCGAAGCGGTAAAAGCTGGAAACGAACTTGCTCCAAAAGAGGAAGTCAAGGCAGAAGATGATTCAACAAATCTAACGCCGGAGGACCCCAGCACCCCTCCAATTGACGAAGCGAAACCTGAATACGATTATCGTATTCCAAACAAAGGAAAATTTGAGTCAGATGAATCTTTCGAGAAACGTACTGAACTTATGGACTTAGTTAAAAGGAAAAAACTCGCTGGTTCTGACGAACAACGTCAAAAAATATCAGAAGAAATTAAAGCGACAAAAGGACAACTAAAATCGCTTAATGGTTCTGATAGACTTATCAACCCACTCCTTGAAAAGAGTGAAGTAGAAACTGAAAAGAAAGAAGAAGTTTTAGATGAAGGTTTAGAAGCTGACAAAGCACGCTTAAAAGCACTTGGTGGAGCGACTAGGGAGGATATCCAAGATATCATCCAACAAGAACGTCAATCTGCTGAAGTAAAAAGCACGCTAGACACATTCGTTAATCGACACAATGAGCTTAAAGATGAAGATGCACGAGAAGTATTCTTTGACTTCGTTGATTCAAACTACAATTGGCAAAACAAGAGTGGTAAAGAATTAATGACAGTCCTAGAACTTGCCCGAGAAAGCATGTTTAAGCCAGACGAAACTATTCAAGAAAGAGTCTTGAAAGGTGCGGATGTCCAGAATAAAGTAAACGCAATGCAATTCCCTGGTGGAACCATCGCGAAGACTGCTTATTCTCCAGAAGTTAAAAATTCTCTTGATGAATTGACAGCCACTGGAATGTCAGAAGAAAAAGCCCTAGAACTTTTATCTGATTAGTAGGTAACTACACAATCTAATAAAAAACGTAAAAATTTATGGCAACTGTAAAACAGGCTACTATAAAGAACACACGTCAATTAGCAGAAGCTAACAAAGCAACTGGAACAGTAACAACTCTAGGAGAAATCCTTATGAGGACTGCTGGTCTAGCTGTACCAGCTACCAGTGCAACTGTAAGAGCTGATTTGTTAGGGGTATGTAATCAAACGATTGCAGCCGCTGATGCTTTACTTCGGGTTTCTTATATCGTGCCAAGTGACGAAGATACATTTATATTCTCAACAACCAACAACACTAACGTAGTTCATAATGGACAAGCGATGGTTCTTGGTGCAACTTCAACTCTTGTGAACAACACAGGAACTACCAGTGCAACTGGTATCGTACAACAGGTCGACGTATACGGAGCAGCCGCTGATAGACTTATTATCGGTCGGTTTGTGACTTTGTAATCAATTATTAAACTTAACTATTAACTACTAATATGACAGGAACAATTAATGATTATGCAGTCATTGTAAACAACGTGATAAAACACGTTGCTCCAAAAGTTTCACCTACTGTTAGAGCCGAATACCTCGACTTTATGCACAAGGTTGACAACAACGAACGTATTTATACTGACGTTGGTGTTACAGGACTTGGAATGGCTGAAATAATCCCAGACGGAGGAATCGGAGCATCTGATGCACCAATTCAAGGATATTCAAAAAACTATACTCAAATGCACTTCACTAAAAAAGTACGTTTGACATTTCAAACTAACTTCTTCCTATTCGAATCAGCAGCAGCAAAAATTAAAGGCTCTGTTAAAGCGAAGGTTCTTGAAGGTAAAAACGCAATTGAACATGCAAAGAACTACCTTTCACAGTCACTTCTTTCGCAAGGTTTCACAACTTCATTCTCATGGACTCCTATCAACAACGTAGGAACAACCCAAACAATTTCAACAATTGGAGCGGATGCTGTTGAATACTGGTCACAAGCTCACCCTCGTGAAGACGGAGGAACAGCTTGGTCTAATGTTATTGTGGATGGTGCCACAGCTTCACCGCAATTCACTTATTCAGCTTTGCTTGCCACAAGACAATTGCACTCTATAAAGAAAGATGGTAGAGGTCTACCACTTATTTCTGAACTAGACACGCTTATCTGTCGAAGAGGTTCAGCTACAGCTCAATTTGCCAAAACTATTAAAGGTACTATTGATAAAGGTCTAGCTCCTGCACAAACAAATATATTCAACAACGCTCCGGCGACTGATACATTTAAAGTTATAGAGCTATCTCCGTACCAAAACTTAGCAATGGATGGACTTATGTGGGGTATGATGGATTCAAGCATGATGAATGCAGATTTCGGATTCCTGTATATTGAAGCTCTTCCAACAAGAGCGGAACCAGCAGTCATTGACTTGCTAGGAAACCAAGACTTAGTTTTGAACTTTAACTCACTTGCAGTTATGGGTGCATCAGACCTTAGAGGTTGGATGTGGTCAGCTGGTGATGGGACAACAGTTTAAAGTTAATCTATCTTTCAAGTGCCCTTCCGGGCATTTGGGTGGGTAGGGTAACTACTCTTATTTATTAGATAATTACAACAATCATGTTACAAGATGTACATTCGAGAAAAATCTCAATTCCGGTATCAGCATCTGTGGGTACAACATCTATCATCACAGCAGTAGAAGGAGCATGGATTTATGTTCACGAAATTATTGGTGATTTGGCTTCAGCTGGGAACCTGACAATCAAAACAGGAGCAACAACTGTTGCAACTTTCACTTTGGATGCAGGTCAAGGTATTACTTTGCAAGCAGATGACACAAATAATGTTCCACGATTTCAATGCAAACCTGGAGATGATTTCATTTTAGAAGTCACAGGAGGGACATTCACAGGAGCGTGTCATTATTCTTTAAGATACTAAAACATATATGAACCCAGAAATTACTATGGAGCAACAAGCACAACTGAACACTTGGGCTAGTCAAAGGGATGCGATTCTTTTGGAAATTTCTGGTCTTGAAAATATTAAAGGTGTCTTATTGAAAACTAATAGAGAAATCGCTGAATCTAATAAAGACATTGCAGATAGAGAGAATGTCATTCGAGGAAGAATTGAAGAACTAAAAATAAATGAGTTAGAGTTACCTAAACTTTTAAGGAAAGAAATACTTCCTTTAGAAAAAGAAAAAACATTACTTGAATCTAAAGTAACATCGCTTCAAAAAGAAGCGAGTCTTCTTGAAGAGCAAAAAATGTCACTGAGAAAAGACATTGTTGCATCTCTTGAAATATTTGATTCTTTACATGAAAAATCAGGGACTTTAGAAAAAGTAATTGGTTGTGCAGTAAAAGTAAGTGAACAAAATGAAAAAGACATTAAAAAACTTGTTGATGGCATTATATCCGGAATGGAAGAACTTGTTAGTAAAAATAATGAGGCAATATTAACAACCAATAATGTAATAGAACAACTTCCAAAGGTTTTTTTGGAAGTACAAAGAAAAAGCTTGATTAGAAATGTCATTAACCCTAAAAAAATATGAGTCAAATAGGAAAAACAAAAATAGATTCAATTCTTCCAGAAGATATTGAAAATAAAATAAGAGAAGCTCAAAGCTCTATGTTTGCACTTGAAGCAAAGCTTGAAGAATTACATCAAGATATTGAAAGTAAGACAAAAGATTTAGAATTAATAAAAAATTCAATAAGTAACGCAACAAAAGAGCTAGAAGAAACTCAAAGTAATTTAGATAAAAAAAATATTGAGTTGGAAGGAAGAGAGCTTGGGGTTGCTCAAAAAGAATCTGCATTAAACGTATACGCTAATGCCCTTAAAGAAAAAGAAGATAAGTTAAATAGATACTTAGCAGTATTCGAAAAGATGAAAGATGTAATAATAAAGTAAAAAAATATGGGTTATCTTTCTAACAAACCCGGAGAAATATTACCACTAGATGAACAAGTCGCACTTGAGCAATTAGCTAATTTAGGTACGCCTTTGCAATACCTTAGAGTTAATGCACTAGGATTAGGATTAGAGTACGCAACTTTATTAGGTGGTGGCTCATGGGGTTCTATTACAGGATTGCTAGCAAACCAGACAGACCTGCAAACAGCATTAGACGGAAAATACTCAACATCAAATCCTGCTGGATATATTACAGGTTACACAGAAACAGACACATTAGCCACAGTCACAGGTCGTGGAAACGCTACGACAAATGACATAGACACAGGAAAAGTAACAGCTACTAAAAATGCACTTGGTGTTACAACAGTAGACGCTTTTGTTGCAGTAAACACTACACCTGCTACTGTTAGTCTTTCTCAAGTATCCCCTGCTGTTCGTTGGTCTGGTAGAGGTTGGAAAACATCAACAACCGCAGCTTCTCAGGTTGTTGATTTCTTTACAGATGTTTTGCCTGTACAAGGGCTAAACAATCCTCTTGGTCTTTGGAAATTAAAATCTCAAATCAATGGAG